AAGGGCAAAGGCAGCGACGATGGTCGATTCATCGGTACAAACTTGCTCAACGAAGCATTCCTGGAACGTTTCGCGATCACTGTTGAGCAAGAGTATCCGCCAGCCAGCACTGAGCGAAAGATTCTCGAGAAAAATTTCGCTGTTCTGAATATCACTGACACGACGTTCATTGACCGTCTGATCACGTGGGCTGAATTGATTCGCAAGTCTTTTGCTGATGGTGCAGTTGATGAAGTCATCTCGACTCGTCGTCTTGTGCATATCACGAAAGCATTCTCTATCTTCAACAATCGTTTGAAGGCGATTGAGATGTGCTTGAATCGTTTCGATGCTGACACCAAGAATGCCTTCTTGGATCTCTACACAAAGGTTGATGCGGAGGCAACTCCTGCTCCTGTGACTCCTGATGCCACTGAGACTGCAGCGCGTCCATATGAATTGGTTGTGAGCAGAGACCCCAGTACACTCACCACCACTTTTTCGTATAGGGGTGAGACTGTCACATTCTCGGAGTTAGAGATTGAAGAATTGCGTAATCGAGGATTGTCAGAAGAGCAGATCAAACTCCGTGTTCTTGAGACTCTTGACAAGGTTGTTGCTCGCAAAGGTGCGATATAATGAGTCGAATGACGAAAAAGAAATATGAAGCCATCACTTATGGATGGCGACATATTATAACTGGCAAGATGTATATCGGTTATCATAAGACCAATGAGATTTATGATGGTTATGTTTTCTCCTCTGAGGATCCAGAAGCCAATCTTGCCTGGTCTTATGGTTTGCTGAAGCGCAGCATTCTGTATCGCGGAAAGCAATCTGTCGCGATCACTCTCGAAAATTTCTTGTTGAAGTCAGTGAGTGCGCACAAGAACGATAAATTTTACAATCAGTCAGTTGGTGGTGGTGAGGGCTGCGTCAAAGACTTCTCTAATCTAACTGAAGAGATTAAGAAAGTTGGTCTAGATTGGATTGCTGGAATTGATCCAGTTTATGTGACTGAAAAAAGTAAAGTTGACAAAGATGATATCAGATATATTTGTGAACAGATTAATTCTGGCAAGTATAAAATCCATGAAAATGAAAAGGTTAGCGAAATTCGCTCATTGCCTAGAAATCAAGTGCGCTTAAATGTGATTGAACATGAGCATAAAGATGGTATCGCTGAACTTATGAAGGATGATCCAGGTAAAGCGCGACAGAACGTTTCACCTGTGATTGTTTGTGTTCATGATAATGGGTATAAAGAAATTATTGACGGCAATCATACTATAGAAGCAGCCCATGATGCGGGTTGGACATTAGTTCCTGTAATCTATATTAATTATTCTGAATTTAAATTCAAGAAAGAAAATGTTGATTATTTTGGCTATGCGATGAATCATGACGAGAAACGTAAAAGACCTAACAGCAAAGATGATTTAAAACAAGCAATTATGAGATTTGCAAATTCTCATGATGAATTGAAGATTGGCACCGAAGAATTCAAGGAAGCATTCATCGACCCTTATGGCGATTTCTGGTCTAAAAAACAAATTGCTAAAACGATCGAATCTGTAAAAGATCATCTTGAAACTCTCGATGCTATGAAGAATCGTAACTTCAAGGTGTGGTCGAAACGAGAACTGAAAGCAGTAACTGATAAACTTGCTGAAGAGAATCCTGGACATGCGGTGATCAGTATTACATCTGGTTCTTGTTATAATGCTGGCGTTGGGGCTGTGGCGAACAAGGCTGGCGAAATGGATACGTGGGATGCAATCATGGTTGTGAGTCACCGTACTCTAAATGAATTTAATTCTTGGAAAAAGAACGGTGGTTCTGAAGACAAATTAAATGCTGCAATGAAGCGTATGCATGAGAGGCTGAAATGCCAAGTTATTGTCCTTGAATCTTTTGTTAAAACAAAATAGTTTACTTTTGGGATTTGTTATTATATAATAACAAGTATGTCGTAAGGAAAGCCCCAATCTTGCGATATTATTGAAGGGGTGTTTTGTGAAGGTATATTATATGTCTAATGCTCTTGATTCTTTTGTTTCTTATCTTGCTGACGGCAACACTGTAACATCGCGCCAAGTTCGTGCAATGTTCAAGGTTGACAATGCTGCTGATCTTGCTTATCGTGCACGCAATGAGGGTATCTCTGTATACACCAATCGCGTCACTAATTCGCGTGGTCAGAAGGTATTTGCCTATCGTCTTGGCAATCCTTCGAAGCAGTTCGAGAAGTATCTCGATCAGGGTCAGATTGCGCGTGCTCGCAAGACCCTCTACCGCGATGCTATCAGCGTCACGATGGGCTAATCAGCCAATTCTAAAAATGTGATAACATTCTGTGGGGGTGCAATGCCCCCACAGTTTCATTTGGGGTTCGGAAAATACTGATGTTGACATTGTGCCTTGCTGGATATATAATATCATGAGCAGGAGAAAGTTATGACCAAAGTAATTATTGCAAATTCAAAAATAGATTGTGAACATTTGCTAGGACAATTCCTAGACGAGTCGCATTTTGATACTGTGATCAATGAAGACACAGATTGCTATCTTGGCAGCGAACATGAAGATAATATCGCATTCAAGTTTCGCAAAAACTATTTCAGCAAACAAGAGCAAGATGATGCTTATGCAGGTTTGCGCGAGGCTGCAACACCAACTCAAAATCGTGGACTTGCAGCAGGACCAAAAGGTGAGAAATGTGGTGGTCGTGAGTGGGTGACTGAGTTTCAATTACATGTTCTTGACTTCTTCAAGAAGCAGCCAGAGAATTCAGTCATACCTGTGAATGTTAAAGAAGAGATTGAATCGATTCGCGCCAAGTATGAGAATGCAGAATCGTCTCGTGGTCTTGTTTGGTTGAGCGCAAAAGTCAAAGAAGATGAATTTGACTTTGACAAGTGGCTTCAAAGAGTCGCTGAGATGTCAGTCAAAGAACGTAAAGAAGAAGCGCGTGGTGTTGAAGAAACTTATATTTCGGATACAACCTATGCCAACGTAGTGTTGTCGGGTATTGCTGGTTGGTTCGATCGGTATCCTCGTATTCCATATGGTCGCGCAACAGCATATACGCAAAACTCATTTGACAAATTTAAATTGTCATTTCCATTTCTACAGACACTTGATCGCGGTTTTGCTGAGTTGCTTCCAACTCGTCATGCAGCGCAGCGTGCTGCAGCGGATACAATCGATCCTGCATTCCTCGTTCCGCAAACTGTTTTCACTACAATCACAGTTAACAAGACATTCCGAACAGCGGCACATCGTGATGCTGGTGACTTTACAAATGGATTAAGCAATCTTCTTGTTTTATCAAACAATGGTAACTATACAGGTGGATATCTTGTTCTTCCAGAAGTTCGTATTGCCGTGAATGTACGACCAGGTGACCTGCTGCTCGTCAATAATCATGAGTACATTCATGGCAATACACCTATTGAACTGCAAGATGAAATGGCAGAGCGTATAAGTCTTGTCTGTTATTTGAGAGAAAAGATGCTTGAACTTGGTGAAGATAGATGGGAGTCTTTACGATATAAATTTGTTGAGCATCGTAGAAAAGATAAGGAACATCCTCTCCAGAGAAAACTTTGGAATGGAATATCTGAAGGCATGTGGGAAAGCGATGAATGGTTTGATTTCGTAGACCAAAATGGTGGTAATAGTTTGAGAATGGGTAAATACGATAAGAAAAGAGAAAAGACATCCACTCTAGAAGATATGTTCGGTTAATATGTGCGCAATTATTGGTGCTTATATCGAGAACCCAAGTTCTCGTGATTTGGTAATGCTTGCTGATGTTTTCCGTGAGTCTAGTATTCGCGGATTACACGCAACTGGTGTTTCTTGGGTTCGTGATGGTGAAATAAAAACTCGCATTGACGCTAAACCAGCCACGCAGTTTTTAGAATCACTTGATCTAAACAATTGTGTTAACGAAGATGGCAATCTATATTTGATTGGTCATTGCCGTTATTCTACATCTGATCTTGAATTTAATCAACCATTGTACAATGACAATATCTCTATTGTTCACAATGGCGTTGTCAGCCAAGAGATGCCAGAAAACTGGGAACGTCTATATGGCTACAAGTGTAAAACTCGAAACGATAGTGAGTTGATTCTTCATACTCTTGAAGCAAACAAGTCTCCATTAGTAGAATTTTCAAATGCTTCAATGGCTGTAGTTGAATTGTACAAAGAAAAGCAATTACGTTTCTATCGCAACGGCAAACGTCCAATTTACTTTACTTCTTTGACCAATGGCGGTATAATTACTTCAACGAAAGATATTGCTCTTCGTTCTGATCTCAAAGATCCTATTGAGGTTGATATGAATTGCTATGTGACTATAGCAAAGAATGTCTTTCGAAAGAACTATGTTATAATTGATGATGCAAAGGATTTACAGCATGTACGATAAGTCAACGTTTACATATGGTGCTGAAATTGAGTGGGGTGATATTGATCGTCGTATGGATATCCCCCCAACTCTCGGTAAATGGGAATATGCTGAAACTGATATTGTAAACATTCACCCACCATATCAATATCGTGCATGCGATCCTCTTGGTAAAGAACCACCATTCGGCGGTGAAGTCAATATGATGCCAACCAAAACTTGGCAAGAACAAGTTGATCGCATCATGCGTCTAAAAGAAATGTTTCTTGAGTACGGAAATAATCCGTCAGCCTCTTGCGTCAACCATGGTCATATTCATGTCTTTGTTCCAGGACTGAAAGATGATATTGCTGGATTGAAGCGATTGGTTGGATATATTCAAGATAATCAAGAAGATACGATTGAAGCCTGTTATCAATTCTACGAAACTTCTGAGATGAAGCAGTGCGAAGGCGCAAAGATGTATCTGAAGTTTGATGGTGGTCGCCCAATGCCTGAGTATATGTGCGACAATATTATTGAACTTGCTACTGACTTCAATCACTTTATCAAATTACATGCTGCTGGAAAAGATGGCGTGTCAATGGGTCGCCCTTTTAGATACGCCATCAATACTTATTGCATGAAGCATACTGGTACAATCGAGTTTCGTTGTTTCCGCTCAACTACAAAGCGAGAAGAAATGGAATCTCAATTTCGATTTGTTGAAATGTTTATAGACGCAGCATTGAATGGTGGATCATCTGTTCGCGAGATTCTGGCTAATAATACGTTCAAGTTCCCACCATTTGTGTGGAACTTAGATGAGTATCATGGTTGGCAGGAAACCAAATATCCAAAGGAACGTGGAGAAAAGAAACGCGAGTTCCATGAAGTTGTGTGACACAAGTCGCGATGAATTTGTCGCGCATATAACTGAGAACAAAGCAGACTCTTTCGCCAAGACTTTTGTAGCGAAAGCAGATATGCAGGAACAATGGCAGTACTGTATTGGATGTTGGGAAGGCGGAGAGTTGGCTGGCGCGATTATCACTACTCGTTCGAAGAAAACTCCATATGTTTTCAATCTACAATTGCTTCATACATTTGCAAAACATAGACGTAAGGGTGTTGCAAGATTGCTTACTCAAGATTCTCTTGATCGCGCACAAGGTCTTGGCACCAGTTACTATCGTGTTTCAGCAGAGCCTGATGCAGTTGTGTTCTATGAGTCTATGGGATTTAAGTTCTTGGGAAAACAGAAAAGCGGATGCTCTCTGAGTATGTTCAAAATCAATGGAAAGAATTTTGCTGATGGTATCTATGATCTTTCAGATCCTGTAATACACGCAGCAGTATACAAAAAAGGTAAAGGTGGTTGTGTCGAAGTCTTTGCAGCGTCGTGAACAATTCATTCGTTGGTATGCGTGGTCGATGCAGTTTGGCGATTGCGATCCAGCGGTATGGATGACAAACTATCTTCATAATCGTTATGAACACAATGATGAGGAAAGACTCTGGCTTGCATGGCTTTATGGTAACACCTATCAATTGCCAACTGCATGGGTTCTAAAAAATGAATTCCCAGACTATGAACTTGCTACCGTTGATCGTATCGAATGGTGGAACTCTAGTAATTATACTAGATTGCGCTATCAAACAGACACAAAGTGGAACAAAGGTCACTTGCCTGCCATGTTCGCATCTTACCAAAAATTTATTGGCAAGAAAACTCAACGTGAGGTTCTAGAAAAATATTATGGCGACAACGAAACACAATCTTTCCACAATCTTTGGAATAATCTTAAGACTTCTCTTTACAAATTTGGTCGCTATTCCACTTGGTTTTACCTTCAGCATCTTACTCATACTGCTGGCATTAACTGTGTACCTGACAGCCTCATGCTTGACGATTTTGCAGGGTCTCGTTCTCATCGTAATGGTTTGCATCTCGCCATCGGGCAAGATGACAAATATGATGCTAAACTCACTGCTGCAGAATGCGCAGACCTTGAAAGCATCGCCAAAGAGATTCTTGAGGAAACCAGATCTAGATTCCCTCAACTGAGCAATCAAATCGATTTCTTTACGATGGAAACTTGTTTGTGTTCATTCAAGAAAATCTTTCGTGAACATCATGGACGTTATCTTGGCTATTATCTTGATCGTCAATCAGAAGAAATTGAGCAAGCAGAGGGTGATGGCTGGACTGGTATTGAATGGAATGTTTTGTGGCAAGCAAGAAACGAAACTCTCGATTCAAGGCTTGCTTCGCGAAATAAAATCAACAAAGAAAAGTTTACTTATTTCCTGAGAACAGGTAAACTAGAAAGAATGAATTGGATGTTCCAAGACGAAGAAGAAGTTAAGGAAGGTTTGGAGGCATTATGGTAAGAGTGATTGCGATGGGTGGTGAGCCAGCAACTGGCAAAACCACCCTCATGTTTCGATTGATTTCAATGGCTGACGATTGGCAAACAGTCAAACCAGAGAAACTTCTTGATGCTGTATATTCCAAGAAATTGAATCTTTATATTCTTGGCAAGTATGTAGACGATGGTAATGTATTTCAAGGAACAGATCGTTTGTCAATGGCAGTTCAACCAGATGCTACTGCGTTCTTTAGTAATCTTGCATATGAATCAAATGCAGATGGTCACAATGTAAATGTTATCTTTGAAGGTGATCGTTTGTTCAATGGTAAGATGCTTGATCGTCTTTCTGAACTATTCCCAAATGATTTCAAGATTCTAATCCTTACAGTTAAGGATAGCACTCTTGATCAACGTCACATTGATCGCAAAGATGATCAAGATGACAAATTCAAAAATTCTCGTAAGACTAAAATCTCGAATATCAT